AGCTGTTCTTTCACCTTTTCAAATATCTGCATTACAACTACTAACACAATTACCTAAACGATAATTACAGAGAGAATACAGAAAAGACACAAACCCAGGAAATGCTTATATTTCCTGGGTTTTTTTAATACCCGCGATTTTGTGAGACACCACAAAAAAGGGTAAAAATTTGTCGGTAACTTACACGTAACTTACAGGTAACTTACACGAAAAAGCCTATATTTTGTTGATTGCGTCTATAAGTTCTTCTATCTCAAAGTGTGTATATACTGTTTCTGTTACGCCCTGTCCCTTGTGTCCTACTATCTTCTTTATGACTTTATCGGACACGCCAGCAACGGTTAACATACTTATGCAAGTATGGCGGGTATCGTGCGGGCGGTGCGTCATTCCTACAGCTTCTATAAGCGGTGTCCAGTAACTATCATAATAATTTCTATACTTGAAGTGTTCGCCTTCCGGGGTGCTTAAGAGGTATTCGCAGTCGTTGAGATTGTACCAATATTCAAAGAACGGGTATATTTTTTCTGCTATAGGCGCGGTACGGATTCCGGCAGCGGTTTTAGCTTCGACGATTTTAAAACACCTTGCTTCTAAGTCTACGTCTTCTTTCTTCAAGTCCAGCAGTTCGCTTATTCTACAGCCGGAATAAATCAGCATAAGAATAACGGTATAATATATATTCGTGTCCTTAACCTTCCATATTCGGTTAACTTCTGCTTTACTGAATGGTTTACGGTTGTATGCGTTCGGATTCCCGGCGTTTTTAATATTCACGTATTCTACTAAGTTCCGTTCCTTCGGTATTATTTCATGTATAACAGCGTATTTATACATTAGTCCTAAGAGTACCTTAAGCTTCCTTAGCGTCGGGTAGTTCTTCCCGGATTCATCAACGACCATTTGTAAATGGTCTAACTTTACGTCCACAAAACGCATTTTTGCTATTTTGTCACAGAGCAGCCAGGCGGCTTTATATCCTTTTACGTTGGAATCGCTGACCGTCGGGAAGTGTTCGCTACTCCAGCGTTCGTATACGTCTTCAAAAGTGACCTTAGCCGCGTTCACGTCGTAAGGATTGGCGTTAAATTCAGCAAGGGCGGTTAACGCTTCCTTCCTGGTAGGATAATAACCGACGATAGTATAAAGCTGCTTCGTCTTTCCTGTTTCCGGGTTAATTTCCCAGCCCTTCGTTTTCTTTGCTACATACGGGTTACGGCGGTTGCCGGGCTGCTTATATACAGTCCCGAAGCCGTTAGGTAATTTCATAAAATGCACCTTCCTTAAAAAAGGGTACAAAAAATAAGCCCCTTTATAAATTGCTGGGCTTATGATATAATCATATTTGCGACAGATTACTTATAAGCCCTTGTTTATAGGTATCGCGTGAGCCGTTCCAGGTGGCAGCCTGGGGCGGCTTTTGTGTTATTTAGAATAATTCGCGGCTTTTTTGTAAAGCTTACTGTATTTGAAACAGATAAACGAGATAATACCAAAAATAACAGCGAATGGAATACTAAAAATCAATGTAAATAGAGCAAATACAAGAGAGATTATAAAAAGTATTTTCAATATGACGGAATACGATTTTAACTTTTGTGTTCCGTATTTATTATGCAGCATTTCAATAGTATTGCTGGCTTGCGGTTTTGTTACGGGCTGTGTCCCGGTGCTTACTTTGGAAATGGTAGGCGTTGGGGTGGCAGTAGAAAAGTTCGTAACAGAATCGGTTATAGTTATTTGGATATTAACCCCTAAAGTTCCTTTGTCTTCGCCTGTAATGTTCAATATTTCAACGTCGGCGGCTTCTATGGTAGCAATATCGTATTTTTCTACAAGTTTTTCCGTCAATTCTTTTTTCAAGTTCCCTAATGCTTCCCCGTACAAATTCGTTACTTTAAAAGCGTCTTCGTCTTTGTAGTAATAATGTTCAAGACTTAAAGCGTCGCCTTCGCTACACAATTCTATAACTTCCTGGCGGCTTGTTCCGTCTTCGTTCTCAAAGGAAACACCTACTATTTTTGTTTTGTATTCTTCTGTATGTGTAATCATAATGACCCTTTCTTTAGTTTTAGTACCATTTATCTATCACGCGGAAAGGTGGTAGAACATGGTAAAAGTGAATTTATGGGAAGTGCGAAACGCTAAAGGCTTAAAGCTGGAAGCCGTAGCAGCTATGACAGGTGTTAGCAAATCCACACTTAACAACATTGAAAACGGTAAGACTTCGCCTACGCTGGCTAACCTGGAAAAGATAGCCAAAGGTTTAGGATGCCGTATCAACGACCTGTACGAATCAGAATATAAGTAGTATACCATAACCGAACTTTTGAAGCCCTGGCAGTAAAAATATTTCCAGGATTTTGGAAATGTTTTTAAGATTTAAGACAAGCCGGGCAAAATCTTTTATAATGGGTAGCAGTCAAAGGAAGGGGGCTTAACTATAAATGCGTGAGAAGCTACACAACCTTATAGACACTATCCAGGAAGAAAGGTTATTAAGGAAAATATACTTTTATATCCTGGGATTGAAGGGTAGGCGTTAATAGCGTCTATCCTTCTTTCATTTCTGAAATGATTTTCTTAAGTACGTTCCATTCATCTTCTGAAAGCTTGCAAAGAGCCTTAAGCAGATTCTTTTTAAATTTATCTTCCCCGCCGGAAATACGACCAATATATAAATCTAATTCTTCGTCTTCGGACATTGGGTTAAACATATTGCCTTTGCCAGTCCTAAGCCAGTCTTCGTTAGCGTTAAATTTTAAAGCGGAAATACTAATAACACGTTCTGAAACTTCCTTTCTTCCGTTTTCTATATCTGATAAATGACCTTGTGAAATAGAAAGCGAAGCGGCAAAATCGCCCTGTTTTAAACCTAATGCTTTTCGCAATTCTTTTAATCGTTCGTTCACTTTAGAACCCCCTTTCTATGAAGTAATTTTACTATAGCACATTAAATATCGCAAAGCAACAAAAATATTTATAAAAAGTGTTGACAGGCGTAGCAAAGCGATATATAATTATCGCATAGCAACAGAAAAGGGCTTCCTACACTTCGGAAGCCCCAGGGGAATTAGTCGGCGGTAATGTAATCGCTTAGTCTATTCCAGGATTCAACAAATTCTTTGGCGAGAATGTAGCCCCGGTTGTCTTCCGGGTAATCTTGGAAAATTTGAGATAACGAATATACATTAGTTGTTAAATCGCTAAATAATTCCCGGTTGTCTTTAGTGAAAGCCGGGTGGTTATCCATATAAAGCCGCCCCCTTTCCTAAAGGTATTGCGTATACACGCAACAATATTATAACACCGAAGACGAAAGGAAGGTAAAGAAAATGAGCGAAGAAGCCTTAGAAACATGGAAAAAAGTAGTAGAGAAGGGCGCAGAAAAAATTAAGAGATTTGCGGAAGCTTCTGTTAACGACGCGCCGGAAGGATTTAAAAAGCTTCATAGCGAATATGTAGCCTACTTAAAGAAAATTGCAGAGGTTACAAAGATAAGCGAAGAAGCCTTAGACGAATGTTTTTTTAATAAATACATGGAAAGCAAAAGAGCGTAGGGCGGCAGCAGTCGCCCGCGTAATGTAGCCTACGATAGTAGCCAGTTCCCAGCCTGGATAAATACAGAGGACGCGCGCAGAAATAAAAAGAAAGGAAACGGCAGCCAGTAAAAAATAAATGAAGAAACTACTTATAGGCGGTAGCCCTTGCACATATTGGAGTATATCGCAAAAGCCGGATACCAGGGAAACGGTAGCAGAAGGCTTAGGGTGGGAACTTTTCAAAAACTATTTAATAGCGTTGGAAAAGTTCAAGCCGGACTATTTCTTATACGAGAATAACGAAAGTATAAGCAAAGAAATACAGAAGGAAATAGAAAAAAGTTTAGGCGTAGAACTTTTGCACTTAGATAGTGCGTTGGTATCGGCGCAGAAGCGACAGAGAATATACGGGACAAACATTACGGGCGTAGAAGTCCCGGAAGATAGAGGTTTAAAGGTAAAAGATATATTAGTACCAGGCTTTAAACGTGAAAACCTTATAGAAGAAGTGAAGTTTAACGGAAAGGACGACACCGTAGACAATAACAGAATTGTAAGAATTGGAACGATTGGCAAAGGCGGACAGGGCGAAAGAGTATACAGCATAAACGGTAAAAGTTGTACGCTGTCTGCTAATGGTGGCGGCAGAGGTGCTAAGACGGGCTTATACCTTATCGAAGGGCAAGTAAGGAAGCTTAATATTATCGAAGCTGAAAGGTTACAGACTTTGCCGGACAATTACACAAAAGCAATAAAGGAAGGACAGCGTTATAAAGCGGTTGGGAATGGCTGGACGGCTGAAATAATCATACATATTTTAAGCTACATGAATGTCCCGAAAGACGAACCGTTAGTAGTTCTTAGCTTATATGACGGAATCGCAACGGGCCGCTATTGCTTGGAAAAGCTGGGTTATACGAATGTTAAATATTATGCGTATGAGATAGACGAAAACCCGGTTAAATGTGCCTTGGATAATTACCCGGACATTATAGAATGTGGCGACGCGTTCCAGGTGCGGGAAGAAAATTGGAAAATCGAAATATAAAACCCAGGGCGGCAGCAGTCGCCCGGTAAGCGTTGTTAGCTTAATGGATAGAGCAACCGCCCCCGAAGTGGTAGGCTGCTGGTTCGATTCCAGCACAACGCATTAAGGGCAAGGGTGGCAACCTTGCAGCGGGTACAGCAAGCGAATAGCTGTACTTGTATACTGTGAAAAAATAGCGGCGGGCATACCAGCTATAGAGTATGTAGACGGTTAACAGGTTTTTAAGCAGCTTTTTTAATGTGAAAAAGCGCCTACACAGTAAAAATAAGCCGGAATAGGAGTAAGCAGAGTATGAGAACGGCGCAACAACGCGCGCCCCCTAGTAGCTGCTATTCGTAATGCAGCCTACTAAGGTAGCCAGTCCTAAGCCTGGGAAAATGCAGAAGGCGAAAGAATACATAAGAAAGGCGGGATAAGTTGAGGGATAACAACATAAAGCCAGCGGAAGCGGCGGATATTTTAGGAGTATCGCCGCAATTTGTCCGCGTGGCTATGCAGCAAGGGAAGCTAAATATAGGAATCGCTATACAGCTTCCGGGTTCGTCTACCTGGGCGTATCAGATAAGCGCGAAGCTTTTAGGGGAATACACCGGGAAGGACATTGAAAAAGAAATAGCAGAAATACGAAGCAAAAGATAAAAAGATTGTGGCAGCAGTCTTATAAGCCCTTGTTTATAGGTATTAAAGGTAGCGTGTAAATATTTGATGTTAGGCAGAAAGAGAGGAACAACAAACGAAAACAATTTTAATTTTGGTAGCAGCGGCAGCAGTTGGAATAGCCGTAATAGCAGCGGGCGGGGCAGCCCTAATAGCCGCCGCTATAAACCAGGCTTACCGGGAAGGACAGTAAAACGGAAGCCGCTAGAGATAATGAACGAAAGACGATAATTAAGGAATTTTACCAAATTTACAGGCGGTTACAGAAACGGTATAGCTTGCGTATGCACAGCCGCTTTAGTATATACGACGACGGACTTATAGAAATATACGAATACAAAGGCGACACCAGGACGCGCGCTATATGCAAGATAAAGGAAGAAGACGAAGTAGAGTGTTACAAGAAAGCTATACAGGAACTTAAAAACTTTGAAGGACAGGAGTAGTTAAAAATGAAAAGATTTGTAGTTGAAGTAGAGGTATTAGGAAGAAGACAAACCCGGTTAGTTCCGGCGAAAGATGAACATACAGCCCGTAGGAATTGCACTACGGCAGAATCTAAGGTTATTTCCTGTGTACCTTATACCGGGCAGAAGCTTAACTTAAGCAGCCAGGAAGAAATAGCCCAGGAACGATTATTTAGGGGCTGCCTGGCAGCAAATAGAAGAAGGAAGGGGGCTGGAACATGGCAGCAGCGACAGTAGCGGAAAGTATCGAACGCAAAAAGGCAAGAGCCGAAGAAGCTAACGTACTTATCGAAGGCTTAGACGAAGTAACACAAAAGGCGGTTTATATCGCTACCAAAATGTTTTTAGCGCAGAGAGATACAGAAGAAGGGAAGGTAGCGAAGAAGTGACATTAAAGAGAATCGCAAGCAAGAGCAATAAGAAGGCGCGTAATTGCCTTAAGTGCAACAGACGCTTAACAAATTTAAAGGATAACGTAGTAAATACCTGTGAAGGGTGCGGGCAGCAGCACTTAGTAGACTTCTACACGAATAATACAATAGCGCTTACGGTAGCAGAGCGCCCCGAACTTAGACGAAGACCGGGCGAACCGAAAGCAGCAGACCCGGAACACGAACAGAACCAGGAAGCTTTTAATAAAGCCCTGGAAGCATTTAGAAAGAAGTGGAAGGGAGTATAGCAGATGTTTTTAAAGATTTTCTTAGGAATTATCGTAGTTTTAGCGCTGCTGGCGTGTATCGGTGCGAATGAAAAGCATAATAAACGCCTGGCAGCAGTCGTAGCGATTGCGGCACTTGTTTTATTTACTGTAGTCATGCTGAATGACACCGGGAAGGAAGAAAAAGAGGTAACGGCAGTAGCGCCGGAAAGTGGAACGATTGAAGTAGAACAATACGCCTGGGGAACGATTACGGTAACAGATGAAACGGGCGTAACCAGGGAATACCAGGGCTGTATTAACATTTCTGGCACTTATCCGCATGAAACCTATGAATATATGGGGCTTTGCGTAAGAATGGACGCAGCTATAGAAATTGCGGAATGGTCGCCCGGAATGTATAAGCTTTATTACGAAGACGAAGAAGCGTACTGGAAACTAAAGGAAGCCCAGGAAGAAACGAGTAAAGGAGAATAACAGACAATGAATAATTTTATTTTATTGTACGGCGAAGCCTTAGACTATCCGCAACAGGTTAGCGTAGATAAGAAGGGTAAGGCGTACTACAAATTTAATGCAGCAGTAGAAAGGGAAAGCGGTATTATTGATATTTTACCGATTGTAGTAGAAGAAGATACGGAAGCTTACGAAGCCCTGGCGGATATTGACGAAAAAGGGGAAATCGTAGGCGCGCAGCTTCTTATTACGGGAGAAGTCCGCACACGAAACATTAAGGACAAGTTAGACGTATCGGTAAGAGCGCTTACACTTAAGGAAGACGACGACTACAAGGGCGTAACAAACCAGGTAGTAATTACCGGGCATTTATGCAAGGAAGTACCGATTAGAACGACACCGCGCGGAATCCTTATAGCTGACCTGGTATTAGCAGTAAACAGGGAAGACGGAAGCCACGTTAGCGACTACATACCTTCTATCATGTGGAACGGCACAGCGACCAGGGCAAAAGATAAATTACGCGTAGGGGATTGTATCGAAGCTGTAGGACGCTTACAGAGCCGCGAATATATCAAAGACTTAGGGGACGGGGAAAAAGAGCCTAGAACGTGCTACGAACTGTCCGTAAACAAATACGACTTACTTAAGACAAACGAAGTAGCGACATAACAGCCGCTACGGAATACTTACACCCGACGACAGCCAAAAAGGACAAAAAGTTAGCCGCTAGATTATCGGGAAATAACCTAGCGGCTTTGCCGTACATTGATGTACTTACTCACAAAAATAGTATATCAAAATGTACGGCGGAAGTCAACGAAAAGTGCTTATTTTTCAAGGGTTTTCCGCCCTTTTTATGGCTTGATAAAAGTATTAACTATAGGGTGGTAGTATATGCCGTACATAATCGAAGTAGTAAGGGCTGGAAGTACTGTAGAAGTATCGAAGTATTATAGCAGCAGATTTAACAAAAGAGGAATAGGAAGGGGGAAGCGTAAGAGTTTAACCACAAAAGAACAAAGAGAGGTAAACAAAAGAGCAGCAGAGAAAAAGCTAAGAAGACTGATTAACGAGAACTTCCGGGAAGGGGACACCCACTTAGTATTAGATTATAAGCTTAGTGAACGTCCAACAGGGCGGGAAGGCATGAGAGCAGACGCAGACGACTTCTTAAAGGAAATGCGGAAGCTGTATAAGTCCCTGGGGCTGGAATTTAAGTACATACACGTTATGGAAATTGGCAAGAAGGGCGCGTTACATCATCACTTAGTTATAAATACACCCGACGAAGTAAGCCAGCGGGCAATAACGAAAGCCTGGAAGGGAAGGGGACGTACACACTTTAACCCCCTGGACGATACCGGGCAATATGCGAAGCTGGCAGCGTACCTAATTAAGCAAAGCGACGGAATGTTAAAAGACCCGGACGCTTTACAGGGGAAACGCTGGAATAGTTCTAAGAACCTAAGAAAGCCGACGGTTATAAGGAAAGAGCCTATAAAGGATAAAGGCTGGTATAACAGAATAGCCCGGCTGCCTAAGAAGCTGGAAAAGTCCTACTACTTAGACGGCGACAGCGTAAGGGAAGGAATACACGAAAAGACGGGCTACACGTTCTTTACTTATACGTTCGTTAAAATCAATCAGACGTGGAAGGAAACAGAATTAGAATGGGAAAAACTTTAGGAATCGACAGGGACACAGCAAGACGCATTAAGTGCATGAGTACGAAAGAATTAGACGGCTACTTAACCAGGGTAACAGACAAAAGCTATAACAATGGCTACGAAGAAGGCTTAGTTAATGGTATCGCTTTAGCGGGACAGGCATTAGACGCAGTATTAAAGCAGCGTGTAGAATCCGGCGCATTTACCCAGGAAGCAGCGGACGAAATCACGAAAGAAGTAGGTAAGCATATCGCAGAAGCACCGGGAAAAGAAAAAGAACAGATTAAGGCGGAAGCGGCAGCAGTCCAGGAAGGACAGGTAACAGACAATGAATAGGACGTTACTTATAGTCCTGGCAGTATTCTTAAGCGGCTTCCTGGTATGCCTGGTTATTACAGTACCGTTAATAGCCTGGGCGCTTCGTGAGGATAACAGGGAAAACGGTATTATACCAGCAAAAACAACAGCAAAGGACATAGGCGCTATTTTGGTAGTAGCAATCGCTTTAAGCCTTGCCTGGGTGCTTATGCTTCCGCTGTATGGGCTTATGTTACTGGAAAAGATAGCGGGAAAGGACGGTAAAGGCGTATGAGTAGTACTAATGTAGTGTGCGGCGTGAAGGCTTGCAGATATTACAGTACAGGCGGTTGTACGAAGAAGGCGGTAGTACTGAACTTAGCGGGACAATGCTTAAGCCTGGAAGAACTGACAGAAGCAGAAAGGGCAGCAGCAGAAGCAGCCCAGGAAGCAGCGGAAGGGGCGTTAATGTATGGAGCGTAAGGAAACAGAAGCCCAGGCACAAGCCGCCGTTTTTGATTGGGCGCGCTGGCAGCAGTCGAAGCACCCGGCGTTAAAGTCCATGTATCACGCAGCCAACGAAGGGAAGCGCAGCCGGACAGCGGGGGCGAATCTGAAACGCCAGGGAATGAAGCCAGGCGTTAGCGATATTTGCTTACCGTATGCAGCGGGCGGCTTTAATAACCTGTATATCGAATTGAAGGTAGGCGGCAATAAGGCGACGGAAGAACAGTTAGCCTTTATAGACACAATTAACGGAATCGGCGGAAGGGCGGTTATTGTGTACGGTTCGGACGCAGCTATAGAAGTGATTACGGCTTACCTGGAAGGGAACATAGGCAACTTGAATATTAAAAGCGATACATACCCGGCAGAAAAAGCAAAGCTTACGGACAAAGTAAACGAAAAGCGGTTTATAGGCTTTTGCGGGACGGATTGTAGGACTTGCGATAATATGGGCTGCTTAGGAAGAAAGAATTAACGAAAGATAAAAATACCTACTAAGGAATGGCAAAGCAAGGAAAATGTATCACACGCAACAGTAAACGAAGCACCAGCGGCAGAGCCTTTTAAGACTGCTGCCGCAGAAAGGACGGTTTAGGAAAAAATGAAAGAATGGTTAAGAAGGTTTTTAGAATGGTGCAAGAAAATGTTACTTTTAGACCTGGAAGGCGAAGAAGTAGCAGTACATTGTATCAAATGCAGCCCGGAATTATACGAAGACGTAACAGAAGGCTTCCCGACGTTCGTAATAACAAAGAATGATAAAGGCTACAGCCCAGGGGACTACCTGGTATTAAAGGAATATGACGCGGAATTAGAAGCGCTGACCGGGCGGACGGTTAGAACAAGTATTATGTGTATCGAAGAAGAAAACGAAGGGCTTAAGCCTGGGTATTGCGTTTTAGGCATAGAAGAAGATTGAGGAAAGGACGGTAGGAAGATATGAGAACGGCAGCAGTAGTAAACTTAAAAGGCGGCGTAGGGAAAAGCACGACAGCTATTAACCTGGCTTTAATCATGGTAAAGGTATTTAAAAAGCGCGTATTGCTGGTAGATAACGATATACAGGCAAACGTAAGTAAATTCTTTAGCGTACATAGTTACGAATATAAGAGCATGGAAAACGTGTTAAGGGACAAAGAAACAATAGCAGAAGACGTTATAAGAAGCAGCGGGCGTTATGGTTTAGATATTATCCCGGCTAATATGAATTTAGACGCGGCAGCAGTTGACCTTATGTTAGACCAGGAAGCTAACCAAATGACGAAGCTTAGGGAAGTGTTACAGCAAGTAGAAGACCGTTACGACTATTGCTTTATTGATTGCCCACCAGGTGTAGGAATCAACGTACTTAACGCCCTGGTAGCAGCAAACGACGTTATTATACCGATTAAGGCAGATAAGAACGCCTTAGACGGTATGGAAGAACTGACAGAGGTAATAGAAGAAGTAAGACCTTATAACCATGGCTTGTCCCTGGTTAAATGCCTGGTAACAATGTTTACGAACGATATAAGCGTAGTAAAAGGGGAAGAAGCTTTACAGAAAAGCGAATACAGCACCTTTACTACACATATCCGCTACAGTAAAAAGGTTATTGACTGGACGTATGAGAAGGGAAAGAGCCTTATAGAAGTAACACCGCGAAGCGCAGCCACAAGGGATTATAAAAACCTGGCTTTAGAGTATATGGACTTAACGAAAGGGAAGCTGCAGCATGGAGTTAAATAAAACATATAACGAAGACTGTTTAGAAGGAATGAAGCGAATAGCAGACGGTAGCGTAGATATGATTTTAACAGACTTACCATACGGGCGGACTAATAATAAGTGGGATATAAAAGTAAATTTACAGGAACTTTTTAAGCAGTACAAACGAGTGATTAAAGAAAACGGCTGTATAGCGTTGTTTGCGGACGGAATGTTAATAAAAGAACTTATGACAGAAGGCGCGGATATATGGCGCTATAACTTGATATGGGATAAGGGGTTAGTATCGAATTTTCTTAACGCGAATAGACAGCCGCTTAGGCAGCATGAAGAAATTATTATATTTTACAAAAAGCAGCCTACTTATAACCCGCAATTTACAACGGGTAAGCCGTTACATAGCATGGGAAGCAACTTTAGGAAGAAAAGAAACACAAACAACAATTACAGGGAATACGCAAGCGAAAACAATCCGACTGCAGAAAGGAAAGGCGATACAAGAAAATACCCTACTTCGATAATTAGAATAAACCGTAAAGCTTCTTGCAAGATGATACACCCAACGGAAAAGCCTGTAAAAATTATGGAAAATCTAATATTAACTTACACAAATGAAGGGGAAACGGTTTTAGATAGTTGTAGCGGCAGCGGGACGACACAGGAAGCTTGTATAAGAACTGGACGAAAGTATATAGCGTTTGAAAAGGACGCGGAAATATTCAAACAGTCAATAGAGAGATTGGAAGGAGTTGTAAACAATGGGTAGATTAGGAATAGGCGACAGACTGAACCAAAACAGCAGACAGGGCGTAATATTTACGGAAGAATACAGAAAGGTAAAATTAGACCCGCGTACATTGATACCCAGCGAACGCAATAAGTACGCCCAGGACGATATAGAAGAACTGGCGGACAATATGTTACTTGTGGGACAGTTACAGGAAGTTATAGTAGGGAGGGTAAACGGACAGGACAGAATTATAGTAGGGCATAGACGAACAGCGGCAGCAGTCCTTAATATTGAGCGCGGACACGACAGCTTTAAGTTAATAGATTGCAAGGTTAGGGAAATGACCGAAGCTATGTTTATGCTTACGCTACATAGTGCGAATATCTTTAATAGACGCTTAAGCGCCTGGGAACTTACAGAAGGTGTAGCAGAGTTTAAAAAGTACCTGGTAGCAGCCAGGGAAGCCGGGGAAGTAGTTATAACCGGGAAAATGCGCGATTACATAGCGGACGCTATCGGCGTATCAACCGGGAAAATGGCGCAAATGGAAAGCATTACTAATAATTTGTGCGAAGAAGGGAAAGAAGCTTTTAAAAACGGCGATATAAACTTTACTACGGCTTATGAAACTTCCAGGCTGCCCGTAGAAAAGCAGAAGGAAGTAATAAAATCCGGGGAAATGCTAAGTAGCGAAGTTAAGCAAATGGTAGAACAGGAAAGGCAAAAGGAAGCCCAGGCAGCAGCAGAACCGAAGCCGGGCGACGATTACGAACCAGCGCACCCGGAAAGTATTACTTCTTTGTGTTATTCCTGTAAGCACTATTCGGAATGTAATGTAAAAACGGGAACTTGCGAAAAGTGCGATAGATACATAAATAAAGCGGAAGCTGAAAAGACCGAAGAACAGCGCTACAACGAAGAACAGGACAGAATAGACCGGGAAACGAAAGCGAAGCTTAAGGAACAGGCAGACAACGAGAAGATGAACCACTTACCAAGCGAAACAGCAGCGGGACAGAAGGTACATAGCATACGATTAGCGAAAACCTATTTTAATGACGTGGCAAGCGGTAAGAAGTCCTTTGAACTTCATAAAAATGACAGGGAATACAAAGTAGGCGATATGCTGGAAATGCTGGAATTTGCAGACGGAAGAAATACAGGAAGAATTATACAGGCGGAAGTAGTGTATATGCTGGAAGGTTATACAGGGCTTGAAGAAGGGTACTGTATTTTAGGAATCAGCGTTAAGAAGGTAGATACGGAAAAGTACGATATACCGGGACAAATGAAAATAGAGGATTTTAAGGGCGTTTGCAATAATTAAGGGTGTCAATTTCTGACACAGAAGGGCGGAAAAGATGAAAACGAAAGAGGTTAAGAGTTTTGTAGAGGTAGACACAAGCGAATTAAAACAGCCTATTATATGCGTATACAAACACCCGGAAGACTACCCGGACAAATGAGTAGCGCGGATATTCGACGGGGCAAGACCGACGAATATAGTAATAACCAGGAAGACGGTAGAAGAAATCCGGGAAGACATTACAAAGCACTTCCCGGCTATGCTGCCGTTTGCCAGGTGCAAAGCAGACCCTAAGAGCGTTGTAGAAAGTTGGATTTAGGAGTGTGAAGAAATGGAAGCGCCGAAAGAATGGAAGGGAACGCCGGAACAATGGAACGGGGTTATAGAAGCCTTCGGAAACCTGGCAGTAGCAATAAAGGAAGCCTTTAAGCCTATTGTAAAGTCGTTCCAGGAATTATATAGCAGTTTGTACGACGTAACAGTAAACCCGGAATTAAAGCGACTGATTAAAAAGGCAAAGCGGCAGCAGTCCATAAGGGACAGGCGGCAGCAGTTGGAAAGAAGCCGTAAGCGGCAGCAGTTGGCAGCAGTCAATAAGGACAAGTCTAATAACTGGCGGCGTTTACATGGGCTTCCGGCACGAAGAAAAGTTAAGAAATCTTATAAAAAGCATTGACAAATAGTACTAAATATAGTACTATAATATCAAGGAAGGAGTGAAGCAAGTGCCAAGTGTAGAAAAGATAATTGATAAGATGAAACGGCAACCGAACGGAATACGCCCGGAAGAAGCCGACAAAGTACTTAAGGCTTACGGATATGAGCCAGTAAGGCAGAAAGGAAGCCACAAACAGTACTTAAACAAAGAAACGGGCGACCTAACCACTATCAAACAGGAAAGCCCATTAAAGAAAGCGTATATAGTGGATATTCTTAACAGGATAGGGGAGTAAATCCCCTAACCTGGATATAATATAACAAAGACAAGGAAGGAGCGCGGGACAATGGAAGTTAAGGACTATATGAAATTACCGTATACAAGATTAGTACAGGAAATGAACGACGAAAGCGGGCATTATTTTTACGGAAGAATCTTAGAACTGGACGGCTGCCAAAGTACAGGCGATACGCTGGACGAATTATACGAAAGCCTTAACGAAGCTATGGAAGGATATATAGAAGTCAAGTTAGAAAATAACTTAGCGATTCCTGTACCGGAATCAGTAAACGACTATAGCGGGAAGTTTGTTGTAAGACTGCCTAAGTCATTACATCAGCGTTTAGCAATCGAAGCGGACAAAGAAGGCGTAAGCCTTAATCAGTTAGCATTATACAAATTGGCACTTTAAATATAGGGCTATCGGCTTTAGAAGCTGGTAGCCTTTTATATTGTGGGGAAAACTCTTAAAACTATGTGGATAATTCAACGAAAAACGATTGAAACTCTTAAAACTTTATGGTAATATTATTACACAAACGCAAGAAGAATTAGGTAAAGGTAACTATCCCTTTGCCTGGTTCTTCTTTTTTGTTTGTCCTAAACCTCCGGCGCTGCATGAAACCCAGGGCAGCGCTTGAAAGAAAGAAGGGTAGCAGTTGATAAAGAAGTTATGCAGCTATCCGGGCTGCCACAAGGTAGTAGAAGCTGGGGTTAAGTACTGTAGTAAACACCGGGACACAGACAGGAAGAAGTACCGGGAATACAAACAACAGCGCATGAAGGACGAAGAAGAAGCCAGGCGGCAGCAGTTTTATAATAGCAAAGCCTGGGAGTTATTCAGAGCAGCCAGGGCAGCAGAACAATTAGGAATAGACATTTACGAATACTATACGACAGGAAGAATAGTGGAAGCAGAGAACTACCACCACATACAAGAGATAACGGAAGCCTGGGGGCGAAGGCTGGACGCGGCGAACGTCATAGGACTAAGCGAAGCGAACCATAGGCGCATACATAAAGAGTATGACCGAAGCTACAAGGCTAAACGCAAAATGCAAATGATTTTATACGCTATGTTAGAACGATTCTATAGGGAGTTCGTTCTTGACGGGGGGTTATAAAAGTTTTGAAACGATTTTTTAAAGTCCCGAGTTCAAGTCGGCGTGAAAAAAAACGGCGATTTTTACTATAGGGGGGTGTCTAAGAAGGTGGCAGCATGGCAAAAGAAGAAAAGGATAAAGAAAAAAATAAGCCTAAGCCTTGTCCTAAGTGGCTGAATGATACAGCTAAAAAAGAGTGGCGCAGAGTGGCTAAAATCTTAGCAGAAGAAGGAAAGGACTTTACAGACAAGGACTTAAAAGCGTTAGAAGCATATTGTATCAATTATGCAAAGTGGCAGCGGTGCGAACAAATTATAGATGAAAAGGGCTACAGTATGCTAGTTGGGGACAACGGCTACGAACAGCAACGACCAGAAGTAAGCATAGCAAACAAAGCGCAGACAGAATTAAGGGCATGGGCTAAGGAATTGGGGCTAACTCCGGCAGCGCGGCAGCGCATGAAGGAAGCCGGGAATATGTCGGATAGTGGCATAGACCCGGAATTAGACGGAATGGTAGCACATGATTAAAAGGGAATTGCTTTTAGCTGCCTGGTTAGATAAGTTACAAAAGAAATGGGACACAGAAGAATATTATTACGACGTTGAAGAAGCGGAAAAAATATTTAAGTTCGTGTCGAAGTTGACAAATGATAGAGGGGCAAGCCGAAGCTTTGAGTTATTAGAATTTCAGTTTGAGATTATAACAGAAATTTTGTGCGTGAAGCGAAGAAGCGACGGCAAGCGTAAACACAGAGAAGCACATATAAACATACCGCGAAAAAATGGTAAATCATTCTTAGCGGCAATTATTGTAGTATACCTGTTCTTCTGTCAACGTCATATCTTCGGCGCGCTTTTTATTTTAACGGCGAACACAACAAAGCAAGCCGGGGAATTATACGCAACAGTAGAACACTTCATAAAGACGAATAAGACTTTACGGCGATACTGTAAGATTACAAGTAGTACAAAGACTATTGTAAGAAAAGATAACGGTAATAAGCTTATGGTACTTTCTTCGGACGCGGATAACGCGGACAGCTTTAACGATTACGTGGCAGTCCTGGACGAAATACACCAGGCAAAAAACGACGAAATGTACGGAAAGCTTAGAACGGGACAGGGCGCATGGGACGAACCGTTAATTATGACGATTACAACAGCTTCCAGCGGCGAAGACCCAGCTAACCCGGAAATGCAGCTTTACACAATGGCGAAGAAGATAGAAGCCGGGGAAATGGACGACCCTAGCTTTTATTACAAGATATACGAAGCGGATAAGGATTGTAACGTAGAGGACGAAGCGCAATGGTATAAATCAAATCCGGCATTAGGCGTATTTAGGAAGCTGGAAGACCTGGCGAACTATGCGAAGCGCATTAGGTTAATGCCACTACAAGAAAATATGTTTAGGCGAATGTTCCTTAACCAGCACGTAGCGCTAGACCATGAAAAAGGCGCTATCAATATGGATTTATGGGACGCTTGCACGAAGAAAGTAAACCCGGAAGACCTAAAAGGCTGGAAGTGCTGGGGCGGGCTGGACTTATCCAGCAAAAACGATATTACGGGCTTCGTGCTGGTATTTTACGAAGAAACTACAGGGCGTTTTATTGTCGTTCCGTACCTGTATACGCCGAAGGAAACCGTAGCATACAGGCAGCATAAGGACAATAACCCTTACGAATACTGGATAAAGAAAGGCGATTTAATAGCGCTTGACGGAAAGTATATTAACTTCGACAGATTCTTAGACCATGCTACAGAATTGGACGAAGCTTACAGAATAGAACAAATAGGCTTCGACCAATGGGGAAGCCAAACAATCATTAACAGACTGGAAGAACGCTGGGACGTTATACCGCTGGGACAGGGTACTAAGACCATGACACAGGTTATTAACGATTTTGAAAACCTGTTAGTAGATGAACGAATCATTATAGCTGAAAATGAGTGCTTTAGGTTCATGGCGAAGAACTGTATAGCGGTTTATGACGAAATGTTAGGCGTGAAATACAGCAAGAAGAAATCGAAATTTAAGATAGACGGTATTATAGCTATGCTTATGGGCTTGCTGCTGTGTATCGAAGAAAACGGAATAGAACATTATAACCCGGTTGAATACCTGGACGACCTGTAAGGAAGGTAAGAAATGCTTAAGAAGATAAAGAAAATTAAGAATTTACGGCTAATAGTCGCGGACACAATGTTAGTAGCCGCCCTGGTTATTGCGTTTGCTGTCACATACGACATTAACAGACACGCGGGCTTATACCTGTTAAGCGTGGAACTGTTAATAGCGGCGGTATTGCTGGTTAGGAGTGGTAAGAAGTAATGCTTTTAGACTTTTTGGAAAAAAGGGAAGAAACCATAGACACAACAGAATTAACAGACGAAGAAAAGCTATTTTTAAAGGTGTTCGGGATTGAAGAAAACCAGCCCGTAGCAGCTATGCGGGAAATTACATACTTCACTTGCATTAAGAAGATAGCGGAAGCAGTAGCGAAAACGCCGCTTTACCTGGTGCAAGATACGGAAAACGGCATAAGAAGGGCAACAGAAGACCCGTTAAATGAATTGTTGAGCCTTAGACCTAATCCGTATATGACGGCTGTAGACTTTTGGAAGGCAATAGAAGCGACCCGGCAGCATGACGGCATAAGCGCAGCAGTCAAACAGTACGGAAGAAAAGGGGAATTGCTGGCGCTGTACCCTTGCACTATCGAAGGAATGACGATAGACGACGCGGGGCTACTCAAATCAAAGCTTAGAAACAAGATTTTAATAGAATACCGGGTAACGGGCAGCAGCACAACAGATTACGGCTTTTATGAAGACTTGCTTATATTTAAAGGCTTCACAATGGACGGAATCAACACGAAGCCAGTACGGGAACTTGTGAAAAGCACAATAGAAGGGCAGATAAAAGCGCAGAATTACTTAAATAACCTGTACGACAACGGGTTAACTAACAAAATGGTAGTACAGCTTACGTCCGATATTAAGGACGAAAAAGAGTTAGGGAAAATACAAGCGAAATTCGGGCGACTTTACAGCAAAGGAAAGCGTATTTTTACAGTCCCGGCGGGATTCAGCGTACAGCCTGTTAATTTGTCCCTGGCAGACGCGCAGTACGAACAGATTAGAAGAATGTCAATAAGTCAGATTGCGGCATTGTTCGGGGTTAAAATGCACCAGCTAAACGACCTTAAAGACACGAATAATAATTCGTTAGAGCAGCAGCAGTTAAACTTTTTGGTAGATACGCTATTGATTTTATACGAATCAATAGAACAGGAAGTAACATGGAGTGCATTAACCAAAGAAAAAAGAGCAGAAGGCTACAAAGCCCGGTTTAATACTAACGTAATTCTAAGGACAGACGCTAAGACCCAGCAAGAAATATTATGCGGCTATACGGCTGCTGGTATTTACAAGCCGAACGAATCACGATTAGAACTACAGCGCGAAAAAGTGCCGGAAGGCGACGAACTGATAGTAAACGCCGGAGTTTTGAAGTTAAAGGATATAGGGAAAAACACAGAAGGGAGCGCGAACAATGCCACAGAATGAAAAAGCGGAAGGACGAAGCCCGGAAATCCGTAATTATTACAGGAATTACCAGGGAATAGCCTTAGAGGTACGAAAGGCAGCAGAAGGCGAAAGCAATACTATAGGCGGTTACGCCGTCAAGTATAATACGCCTGTACTGATTGTAGACCGCTGGGGCGACAAGTACTTAGAAGAAATCGCGGCGGGCTGCTTTGATGAAAGCTTAAACAGATGTAAAGAAGCGGGAAAAGAAATTAAAGCCTTGTGGAATCACGACGCAAGCAGACCATTAGGCAGCACAAAGACCGATACTTTACGCTTTAATACGGCAGATACTACGGGGTTAGCGTATGATATTGATTTACCTAACAATACCTGGGGAAATGATGTAAAGGAAAGCGTAAGACGTGGCGACGTGGACGGTAGCAGCTTCGGCTTTATCTGCCAGGAAGATAGATGGAGTAAGGTAGAGTACGAAGGCGAACAGATTTACAAAAGAAGCGTAGTGAAAGCGGAATTACTGGAAGTCAGCCCTTGCACCTTCCCGGCTTATGACAGTTCGGAAATTAGCTGTAGAAGCTTTGAGAAGGTAAAGGAAGAAGCAAAAGAAGAAATCAGATTAGAGAGATTGAGAACAGAAGCCCGGCTTATGCAGCTTAGGGAAGAAAACGAAAAGGAGTTTTAAGAAATGACAGTACAGGAAATCAGAGAGTTAATCGGAAAGAAGACAGAGGAAATTAACGGCTACCTGGAAAGCCGCGACGCAGATAAGGCAGAAGCGGCATTAGAGGAAAAGAGAAAATTACAGAAGCTTTTAGCGGTAAGAGAAGCCGAAGACGAAGAAGAAGCCCAGGAGTTGAGAGGACAGAAGCACAAGAAAGAAGAAAAGCGCACCGTAGCAGCTGCTAACGAGTTAAGAGCAGCCGTAAAATATGCGCTTAAGGGCGCTGGTTCTCTTACAGAAGAAGAAAGAGCAGCCGTAAACATTGACAATAACGCCGCTATTTTGCCGGAGCAGTTCGTTAACGACATCCAGGTATTGCGCGAAGGCTTCCCTAGCCTTAAGGAACATTGTCATATTGTCCGCGCTACTTCTAATCATGGTAAAATGCCTTTCGCAAGAATCGGCGGAAAGAAGCTTACTAAGTATAAATCCGGCACAAAGTTAACCGGGGAAGCAGCAAATACGGAAGATATTACTTACAATATCGAAAACTACGGCGCTTTAGTGCCTATCGCAAACGACTTACAGGAAGACGAAGCCGTAAATATCGTCCAGGACGTTATTAAGCCGGATTTTGCAGAAGCTGGCGTTAACAGCGAAAACGAAGAAATTTTAGCGATTGTGGAAGCAAACGCGGTAGATAAATCTACAGGCGTTACCGACTGGCGCGGCGTTAAGAAAGTAATCGACGGCGTATTACCTACACTTCGCGCGAAGACTGTAGTTATTACAAACCTTACAGGCTATGTATACTTGCAGTCCCAGGAAGATAAGAACGGAAGAAACCTGGAATTAGTTAAGACTGTGAACGGTAAAGACTACTTCCAGAATAAGCAGCTTATTACTTTGAGTGATGAAGCAATCACAGCAGCTACAGAAGGCGCGGTAGTCTTCTATGTGGTTAACCTTTACGCCCTGGTTAAATTCTTTGAAAGAAAGGGCTACACCGTTTCTACAGATAAATCTGTATTCTTTGAATCGGACGAACTGGCGCTTAAGGTACAGGAGCGCTTTGACTGTGAGAAATTGGACGATAGGGCAGACTTCAAGGTAGAATTTACCCCGGCTGCCTAATGAGTTCCCGGAAGGGGTGGAATAATGGCAGATGAAGTACTTACGCTTGAACAGGCGAAAAGCTACTTACGGGTAAGCTATGACGAAGACGACGAAGAAATAAAAGGACTGATTTTGACGGCGGAAGCCTATATAGACAGTTGCGTAGGGACTGCCTATAAAGACCCGGCGAATTATGAAAGTACCGAAGAATACGAAAAAGGGCGGAGAATCGCCGCCCTTCTTCAAAAGAAGATTGTTAGCGATATGTACGAAGTACGCGCTACGACAATCAGTAGCAGCACAAAGACGGACAACATCACAAAGACCATATTAGACAAGCTGGCGAATGTGGGGGCGTGATTATGTATTTAATGATTCAGAAGCGGAAGAAGACCGTAGAAAAGGGAAGACCTGTAGAAATATGGGAAGACTACTTTAAATGCTGGTGTGAAGTAAAAAGCCTGTACGGAAAGGAACTTTATAGCGCCCTGGAAGCGAAGTTAGAAAATGTAGTGAATTTTGAAACGCGCTTTTGCGGTAAGCTGGAAGCCCTTAATACGAAGGAATACCGGGTTAAATGGGGCGAAAGGGTGTTTAATGTTATCGCGGTGGACTACGGCAAATACAACCGTAGAAAAGTAGTGATAAAGGCACAGGAAGTAGTATGAGTTTTAATATCACTATGCGTTTTGAAGGGCTGGAAGAAACGTACAGGGAAATACAAAAATTAAGCACCGAAGCAGAGTTAAAGGAACTTAACAAAAAGATAGTGAAAAAAGCCGGGAAAATCGCCCAGGAAGAAGCAAAAGGACAGATTAAGAAGAAGGCGTATAGCGAAAATCCTATGAAGTCCGGCAGAAAAGGCAGCAGAACCGGGCAACACGCAGCGGACAACGTACCGAAGAAAGCGGCAACGCAAAGCGGCAATTATGGCGAAGTGATAGGCTGGGAAGTGTCCGATACGTCCCCATTCTTCTACATGAAGTTCCATGAATGGGGTACAAGCATACATAAGCCTAAAGAATTTATGCTAGAAGCAGCACACGCGACATATCCGCAGCTTAAGCAGATTGCAGAAGAAGAATACGAAAAGGTATTAAAGGAAAAGTTAGGGGGTTAGATATGGCGGTTTTAAGTGAATTGGAGTTAGAACAGCTTGAAAAGGTTGTAGAAAGCTACCCTAATAATGAAGACCTGGACTTAACGGCTTTTATTGCGGAAGTAATCGGGATAACCGGGGTACATACGGAAGAAGGCTGGTACAACCAGGATATAAACGAAACGCACATAACCTTTTATTTTATGAGCGACGAAGAAATAGATTTTAGCGAAGATACCAACGAAAATGAAGAATACTATATACAGGTTGATATATGGAGTAAAGAAGACTGTTTTAGACTGAAAAAGAAGGTTAAAAAGCTGCTTAAGAAGGCTGGTTTTACCTATTTTGCGGGTAACGACCAATACGAAGCAGATACCGGGATTTATCACAAAGCAGCCCGCTTTTACTTCGTTATGAATGTGGAAGGAGTTAATTAAGAATGGCAGCAGTACAGGAAAACAAAGAAACGATTGTTAGAAGTCGTTTGGTAGGCTTAAAGGATATTTGCGTAGCAGAGGTTACGACCAATGACGAAGACGTATACGCGGCAGAAGTCCCGGTAAGACTTGCTAAGGCGATTGCAGCGACGGTAAAAGATACTTTTAGCGTAGAATATACCTACAGCGACGACGAAGTAGAAGATACCGTAGAAACATACGAAAAGACAGAAATCGAAATTGAGGTTAACAGATTAGCGCCGGGCGATTATGCGTTATTGTTCGATACGCTTTATAAATACGGCTTCCTGGTAAAAGCGGAAGGCGATAAGGCGAAGGAAGTAGCGTTAGGCTTCCGCGCGAAACAGGGTAACGGTAAGTATGAATTTTGCTGGTATTATTGCGGAAAAGCAGAACACCCGGACGTTACATACGAAACCGTTAAGGACAAAAAGACCGCACAGACCCTTAAAATTACCTTCACTTTTTACGCAAGAAAGAAAGAGGATATTATAGACGGCGAAAGAAAGAAACTTTACGCAATTATCGTAGATGAAAGTAACTTGCTGGAAGAACACACTACAGCAAAAGAAGCTATTGCGGAGTGGTTCAGCGCCGTGCAGGAATATACACCAGTTCCGGCAGCAGAAGAAGAAACAACAGGACAGTAATAAACGTATGTAGGGTGTCAGATTCTGACACCCTATAAGAAAGGGCGATAATATGAAAATCAGCTTAAACGGGAAAGAGTACGAAAGCGGAAAAATTACCAGGGAAAAGTATAAGAAGTTTGCGGAAGTGTTTGAAAAACTGTTAGGAAAGGAAAAAGACGCGCAGACTTTTAGCGACGAAGACTTAGACGAAATGGTAGAAGCTATTGTAGTTGTTTACGGCAATCAGTTTACTTTTGATGAAGCAAACGACGCATTAGACGAAATCAGCAGTATTTTACTTAACTTTTCGCTTATCAATGCGGAAATCTTAAATAAGACAAATTTACAGGCGCACGAAGTAGCGAAAACAAAGAAGATTAGTACTATTGTTATCGCTGGCAGAGAATACGAAAGCGGCAAAATTGGAAGAAAGAAATACGGGGCATTTAGAAGGGTGTATAACGAACTGATACAGCCGGATAAACAGACCTACACAGACGAAGAATTAGATAAAATGGTAGGCGCTATCGTTGAAATATACGACAATCAGTTTACTTTTGATGAAGCAAACGCGGAGTTAGAAGACGTAGCGCAGATTATCTTTAATTTTGCGCTTATCAATGCAAATATTATTAAGCGAATGGCAGACCAGGCGGAAGACGCAAAAAAAAATTTGAGTTCACGCGCTTAATTGATAACTGTATCAAATGCAGCGGCGGGCTTAAGCGTTTTTACAGTATCACTACATACGCCTACAGAAGATACATTAAGCTTATGGAATTGATAAGCAACACCAACGAAGAAAACGACTTATTATACCTGTATTCTGCCGTTATCCGGGTAGTGTTTAATGACAGGATAGAGGAAGAAGAAATAGAACAACTGGACGTAGCAGAGATTGTTAATACATTCAAGGCGATAGCGGAAATTATAGACGCTTCCGTAAATGAGAAGATACGGGCAATAAGCGAAATGTTAAGCGGCAGCCCCCAGGTAGAAGACCAGGGCAGCGCTTTTGATGAATACGACAGGGAAAACGGCTATATAGAAGAGCAAACCCAGGAAGAAGTATGGGAATCGTATAGAAGCGCCCTGGATAATATTCTACAGATATGTATTAAGAATATGCGAAACAGTTATAAAGATTGTTTGGAATCGGATTTAAGCGACCTTTTAGACTACGTTGTATTTCAAGTCGAGTATGACAGAGAAACGCAAGCGAAGGAGTAACTTAATAAATGGCTGGTGCTAGTCTACGAGTTGGGGCGAATACAAGCGAGTTTACCAGTCAAATGAAGTCAATGCTTACGCAGATGAAGCTTGTAACCAGCGAATACAAAGTAGAAGCGGCACAGGCTAAGGCGTTAGGCAGTCAGACAGATTTACTTAGCGCTAAGAAAAAGGAATTAACCGCCAAAATACAGCTACAGACCGAAGCTATTAAGTTACAGGAAGGAAACTTAGCAGCACAGAAGCAGAAGCTTACAGAATTACAGGCAGCAGAGCAGAAGCTAAAAGAGAAGGTAGCAGAACTTACGGCGGCTTACGAAGATAGTGTTAAGGCGACGGGTAAAGACAGCGAAGAAAGCAAAAAACTAAAGGCACAGCTAGACGAAACGAAAGAAGCACACGCTAAGGCGGAAAATGCAGTTAAGAAACAAGAAGACGCGATAGCGAAGAACACGATTAAGGTTAATGAATCGCGGGCAGCCTTAGCAGACCAACAAACAGAATTAAAAGAAACGGAAGATAAATTAGAAAGCGCCGGGAATGAGCTTGAAAACTTCGGGGACGCGGTAGAAGACGCGGGAAGAAGCATGGACGACACCGGGGCGAAAGCAGTAAGCTTAGGCGATATTATCAAAGGGAATATAGTAGCTTCCGCGATTGTGGGCGGCGTTAAGCTGCTGGCAGACGCTTTTAAAGAACTGGCTACGAATATTTTTAGCCTGGCAAATGATACGCAGACCGCTTTTAATACCTTATCGACGCAGACCGGGGCAACAGCGGAAGAATTGGAAGAAATGCAGTCCATAATGGACGAAATTTACAACAATAATTTTGGCGAAGATATGGACGACATAGCGCGGGCTATGGCGACTGTAAAACAGCAGACCGGGGCAACAGGTAAAGAATTACAGAACTTGACAGAAGAAGCCTTACTTATGCGTGATACGTTCGATATGGACGTAAACGAAAGTGTAAGGACGGCTAATATGTTAATGAAAACCTTCGGGCTTACGGGCGAACAGGCTTATAGCATGATAGCCCAGGGCGCACAGAAGGGGCTTGATAAGAACGGCGATTTATTAGACACGATAAACGAATATTCCGTACACTTCGACCAGCTAGGGCTAAGCGCGGAAGATATGTTTAATATGCTGGTAAATGGTGCGGAAAGCGGCACTTTTAGCGTAGACAAGCTAGGCGACGCAGTAAAGGAATTTGGTATAAGGGTAAAAGACGGCACAGCAAGTGACGCTTTTAAGGAATTAGGCTTAAATGTAGATGAAACTACGGCGGCGTTCGGAGAAGGCGGCGAAGCAGCTAAAGAAGCTATGCAGAAGGTAACAAGTGCGTTATTTGCAGTCGAAGACCCGATTAAGCAGAATCAATTAGGCGTTGCTATGTTCGGTACAATGTGGGAAGACCTGGGCGCAGACGGAGTAAAAGCGCTTACCGACATTAGCGGCGAAGTAAACAGTACGACGGAAGCGCTTGATAAGATAAACCAGCAGAAGTATAACGACCTGGAAAGTACTTTAGAAGGGCTGAAAAGAAGCGTACAGACAAAATTAAAAGAACCATTTAGCCAGGCAGCCGAAGGAATACAGACGAATTTAGCAGACCTGGCAAACGAAATAAGTAACGGCGGAATGGGCGACGCGATAGACAGGATAGCGGAAGGCTTCGGAAACCTGGTAACAAAGGCGACAGAAGTAGTAACGGCGGCACTTCCGAAGGTTTTAGAAGGGCTGGCGTGGATTGCGGATAACGGCGACGCGATAGTAAGCGTATTAGCCGGAATCGGCGCGGGCTTTGCAGTATTTAAGGTTGCTTCGCTTATACAGGGTGTAGTATCAGCGTTCCAGGCGTTCAAACTGGCGAATGAAGGCGCTACTATAGCGCAATGGGCTATGAACGCAGCTATGAACGCTAACCCGATTGTTTTAATTGTGACGCTGGTAGCCGGGCTTGTGGCTGCTATTGTTACCTTTATTGCTACGAATGAAGACGCAAGGGCGGCGCTTGTGAATGTATGGGAAGCTATCAAGACCGCTATAGGTACGGTAGTAGAAGGAATCGTAACATTTTTTACGGAAACCATACCGAACGCCTTTAACCAGGTTATCGACTTCGTAAAAGGGAACTGGCAAGGGCTTTTATTGCTTCTTGTAAATCCGTTCGCGGGGGCGTTTAAGCTTCTGTACGATAATTGCGAAGGCTTTAGAAATATTATTAACAACCTGGTAGAGCAGATAAAGACAGCGTTTAACGGCGTAGTGACTTTCTTAAAGGAATTGCCTAGTAAGATATGGAACGCGATTATAAGCACAGTAGACGCTATTAGAGCCTGGGCGCTGGATTTAAAGACGGCAGCAGTCGAAGGAATTACGCAGCTTGTAACGAACGTAGTAACCTTCTTTTCTGAATTGCCTAACAAAATCGCCTACGTGATAGGCTTTTGTATCGGACACGTTATACAGTTCGGTATAGATTTATACAAATGGGCTACTACCAAAATCCCGGAATTTGTTAACAGTATTATTACTTTCATGCAGCAGTTACCGGGCAAAATTTGGAACGCGATAGTAAGCGCAGTACAGAAAGTAGCGACCTGGGGCGAAAACATGAAGACCCAGGCAGTAACAAAGGTAACGCAGCTTATAACGAATGTTATTAACTTCATGCAGCAGTTACCGGGCAAAATTTGGAACGCGATAGTAAGCGCGGTTACAAAAGTAGCGACCTGGGGCGAAAATATGAGAAGCAAAGCAGTAACAGCGGCTACGAATCTTTTAAACCAGGTATTTACGACCTTATCGCAAATGCCTAACAAGGTATGGAGCGCTATAGTTAATGCGGTTACAAAAGTAGCAACCTGGGGCAGCAACTTAATAGCAAAAGGACGAGAAGCAGCAAGCGGCTTAGTAAGCGCGGTAGTAAATGGCGTAAGCAGCTTACCGGGGAAAATGGCGGAAATTGGTAGCAATATCGTTTCGGGAATTTGGAACGGTATAAGCAGCGGCTGGGACTGGCTGAAAAACAAAGTTAGCAGCTTGGCAAGCAGTTTGTTACAGGGTGCGAAGGACGCTTTAGGTATTAAGTCGCCTTCAAGACTGTTTAGGGATTTAGTCGGTAAGATGATACCGCAAGGTATCGGCGTAGGTATTACGGCAGAAATGCCAACGCTACAGAAGGACTTAACGGACGAATTACAGGGCATGACTACTAAGGTATCAGCAGAAGTTAACCCGGTAGCAGCAGTTAAGAAAACGGCTAAGATTACGGCGATTGACGGCGAAGTAAACACAAAGAAAGTAACAAAGGATAAAGATATAACGGTTATTGTGTATACGACCAATACAACAACCTTAGATAAAAAAGTAATTGCTAAGGAAGTTAAGAAGGAAGTAGTAAAAGGAATTACAAAAGACCAAAACGACAAGGATAAGACAAAGGGGGCGGCGTAATGCGGGCTACATTCCATATTTTTTATAATGGCGAATCCAGCAAGGACGTAGGGTTAAGCGTAGTTAGCCGCCCTACGATACCTGTACCAAAACGCGAACACGAAACGATTAAGATTGAAGGGCGCGACGGGGAATTACACAGGGATAAAGGCACTTACGAAGATATAGAAATAAAGATTAGCTTTAATTTTGTATCGAAGAACCCGGACGTATGGGCGCAAGACTTAAGGAAGGTTAAGAAGTGGCTACATAGCGGGAATGATGAAAGACTGATACTAAGCGACGACCCGGAGTATTACTACAAAGTAAAACAGGCGGTAATGAGCGAAAGCGAAAGAAAGGTTAGACGCGTAGGCAGCTTTGAAATATCCTTTATTTGCGAAGCTTATATGTATCGGATAGACGGACAGGACGAAAAGGAAATAGGCGATTACTTATACAATCCCTACATGAAGGCACAGCCTGTATATAAGATATACGGCAGCGGGACAATTACCCTAGAAGTAAACGGAAACCAGGTAACGGCAGAAGTGGACGGGCAGTTAAACATAGATACGAAGTTAGGTATCTGTTACAATGCGGCGAATGAGATAAGTAACGCTTCACTTACCGGGGAATACGAAGGGCTTTACTTGGAAGAAGGGGACAATAGCTTTAATTATACGGCGGGCTTTAGCGTAGTGTTAGTCCCTAACTGGCGGGAATTATGATAGAAGTTTATGTAAGCACGAATACAAATTACCAAAAGAACGGCGATATAACACTTACGCCCTTAAGTTGTTATTTTGAAATGGGGTTAGACGGAATCAGTCAAATAGAACTAACCCACGAATACGACGACCTGGGGCGCTGGGAATACCTGGTAAATGACAATGTTATAGCAGCCCCTACGCCTTATTCAGATAAACAGCTATTCAGAATATACAAAAGAGAAAAGAGCGACGACGAAGTAACGGTATATGCAAGGCATATTTTTTATGATAACTTAGGCAGCTACTTAATTGATGTACGCCCGACGGATAAGAACGGGCAACAGGCACTTGATATTATATTTAGTGGGACGAAGTTTACAGCCCATAGCGACATAACGACGGTAAATACTTCTTACTATGTGCGGAAGAATATTGTAGAAGCAATCGCCGGGGACGACGAAAACAGCTTTATTAACCGCTGGGGCGGGGAAAGGCTGTACGATAATTACGACGTATATATTATGCGTCAGATTGGAAGCGATAAAGGCGTTAGGGCAGAGTTCGGGCATAACCTGGAAGCAATCGAAGAAAGCGTAGACGACGAAAACGTAGTAACGCGAATTATCCCGGTAGCATATAACGGCTATACGCTGGAAGGTAGTAAGCCCTGGGTAGATAGTCCGAAAATAGGAAGCTACGCAGAAGTAAAAGGCGCAGTAATTGAATTTGAAAATATCAAATTACAAGAAGATTGCAGTGAAGGCGAAACAGGCTACGCGAACCTAACAGAGTTAAGGGCAGCGCTTGTAAAAGCGTGTGAAGATGAATACGCAAAGGGAATAGACGAACCGACGGTAAATTATACCGTAAACATGGTAGAACTTGCGAATACGGTAGAGTATAAGGACTACAAGCAGCTTGTAACGGTAGAAGTAGGCGATACGATTTACTGTAGGCACAAGGTTATAAAGATTGAAGTTAAAGCCCGGTGTATTCGTATTAAGTGGAACTGCATAACGAAAGAGAACGAAGAAGTAGAGTTAGGGAACTTCTTAGAAAATTACTTTGATAAGACAAGTAGTAATATACAGCGGGCTACAGCTTCGGTAGAAGGGGCGAATAGCCAGGCGTTAGCAGCGAAGGAAGTAGCCCAGGAAGCGGCGAAGGAATCAGCGACGGCAGCAGCCGAAGCGAAAGCAGCCCAGGCAGCAGCAGAAGCAGCAGCCGGGACGGCAACAACCAAAGCAAACGAAGCCCAGGCAGCAGCCGAAAGCGCAGCTAACCAGGTGGCGTTAGCGTCAGCCCAGGCAAAGGAAGCAAGCAGCCAGGCGGGCATAGCCCAGGCGGCAGCGGAAGCAGCAGCCCAGGAAAAGACAGCAGCCGGGCAATACGCAGCCCAGGCAGCCAGCAAGGCAGCAGAAGCCCAGGAAGCAGCACAGACGGCAACTAGCCAGGCACAAGCCGCAACAGAACAGGCTAACGCAGCTTCTTTACAGGCACAGGCAGCGGCGAAAGCACAAACAGCAGCGGTAACAGCCCAGGGCAAAGCGGAAACAGCACAGGCAGCAGCGGAAGCAGCGAAAGCGGCAGCAGTCACAGCCCAGGGCAAGGCAGAAACAGCCCAGGAAGCAGCGGAAGCCGCAAAGGCAGCAGCTTTAACAGCCCAGGAAAAGGCAGAAGCAGCAGCCGGAACAGCGACGACCAAAGCAAGCGAAGCCCAGGCGGCAGCCGAAAGTGCAGCAGCCAGCAGCGAAAGCACACAACACTATTACGAATTGACTAAGGAACTGTACGACAACGCAAGTATACAGGCGGGACAGAGTAGCGAAGCCTGGTTAGACTTGTCCTATTTTAATAATTGCTATTTGAGCGAGTAAGGACGGTGCAAAGTGGTAGTAGGTAGATTAGTATTTGACTTCGCCCGTCACAGCGTAGAAAAGACTATAAGGGTTAAACAGTTCGACAGCGAAACGCGCAACCTGTTAGTAGTGCTGCTGAATGACGGCGAACCTTACGAAATGCCCGAAGGGGCTATAGTAAGAATCGAATGTAGAAAGTCGGACGGGGAAGAAATCTTAAACGACTGTACTTACGTCGAAAACCTGGTAACGGCGGAAATTACCGAACAAATGACAGCCGCCGCCGGATATGCTGAATGTGCTATAAGTGTGTACGAAAAGGAAAGTTATATAGCTTCCTGGACGTTCAACCTTAAGATAGATACGGCGGTAATTGTAGGCGATAAAATAGCCAGTACAATAGAGTACAAAGCGATTATTAACGCCTTACAGGAAGTGGAAAAATCCAAAGACACAGTAGAAGAAGCGACTATATTAGCTGCTACGGCTATGAGAACGGCGAACGATACTATAGGTATTGCGAACCAGGTAAAGGAAGAAGCCGAAGCAGCAGCGACAGCCAGCAAGGAAGCCGTAGAGGTAGCGACACAGGCAGCGCAGACAGCGGAAAACTACAAGGAACTTATAGAAGACATTTATAACAATATGGATAAGCTTAACGACTTCGCGGAAGAAGCCTGGTTAGACAAATCATACTTAGGAAGCGGATATTTAAGCGAAGTAACGGAATAAGAAAGGCGGTTTTAGATTATGCGTAATATGCCTAAAGTAATCGGTACAGGAAAGGACATTTACAACCTTTTGGGAATGGTACAGGCGGGAAAGCTGGACGCGGCAGAGTTAAAAGAAGCGATTAGCGGAATCGAAGAAGTAAAATATATCTTCGTCCCGGTTATTGCTATTTCAGAAGACAAAAGATACATTACTACAAATTACCTGGCGGAAGCAGCAAAAGGCGCTAAGGTGCTTTGCGAAGGGGTGGAATACACTATTAAGAGCGTGGAACACGTTGTAGTAGAGCCAGCGGCAGCAGCCGAAACCGAAGAAGAAAACACAGAAACGAAAGAGGAAAAACAGACGGTAATAGGCGTTGACGCAGATTTAGAAGCAACAGCAGAAAAAGTAGGGGTAGAAAACCCGGTAAATATCTTAGATACTATCGGAATTACCCAGGGAGAGTTAGACAGCATTAAAGGAGTGTTAGCGAAGTATGAGTAGATTTTTAAGCAACGACTTTATTAACAAAGACCCCCGCGCGAAGCTTACAGTAGCGAAAATGGCGAATATTGGCGACCTGGTAGCACCTTCGGCGGAGTACTTGGCAGCTACAGGACTTACAGAACTTACGGTAACTGCAGGGTGCGTGATTACTGTAGGTAGCGCCGGAGTATTCAAGACAGACGCTACAGTACTTAGTACAGGTAATTTAGACGCGGGAAGCGCCTTTACAGTAGGTAAGGACTATTATGTATATATTTGCGACCCTGGAAGTGAAGACCTGGACGAAGTATATAAAATCAGTCTTAACAGTACATACCCGGACGGCTACGACGCGGAAACAAGCCGTAAAATTGGCGGCTTCCATTACGGAAGGGTAAGACAGGTAAGCAGTAAGCTTATTCCTATCAATACAGCCGGGGCAGAAAAAGGCAGCGGCTGGGAATCTAACGTAGCTTCCGGCATTGTTCCCCGTTCCGTATGGACGTTAAAGCACCGCCCGAAATGCAGCCCCGAAGGTATGGTATACGCTGGCGGCGGATTGTGGGTAGATATTTACTTAGCTTCCAGCAACGGCGTAGGCGGCGTGAAATCTGCTTACAACGCTACACCGCTTACAGGTACAGAAGGACATAACAGCTATGACTTTATCGACCTGGGCTTAAAATCCGGGAAGCGTTTGTTATCTTATTCAGAATGGCAGCAAGCAGCTTACGGAAGTCCACAGGGCGCAGACGGTAACAATACGAACGCATGGGCTGCTACATCAAATACAGCACGTACAACGACAGGAAAAGTAGTTAACGCGGTTTCTGCTATCGGTTGTGTGGACTGTGTAGGTAACGTGTGGGAATGGCTGGACGAATTAAGCTACAGACACGACGGTACGCAGACTTGGAGTTGGAAGGACGTATTAGGCGAAGGAAACGGACAGGCATATACAGAAGGTACTTACGGACTTGTTCGCCTTATCGCGGGCGGCAGCTGGAACTACGGCGTTTTCGCTGGCTGCCGCGCTGTCAGCTGTAACAACTGTCCGTGGGACGTCGGCACGAACATTGGC